GATGTGTCTGCTCCGTAATTCATCTTTGTAACAGATCTTAGATAATGTAAACAAGCAATCCAATAGTTTGCTTCTGTTGAGTTTTGGCAATAAAATTGACCAGTAATTACCAGCTGGTCCACTTGTGAGTTCTGGTAAGCAAAAAACGGATAATTATTATGTATGGGAGCTATTTGTTGATAGTTCGCCGAGTGGCTTAAAATAATTGTTGGAGTATACGGAAATGTCATACCTCCGGTAGCCGACAGGGGTGCTAGTATCTTATTGGATTTAGATAGATATGCTGAAGGATTTGTAGGTAAACTTAACCTTACTCTCCAATCTCTATCTTCCCATTGTGATTGTGCCCATGATGCTTGTGTTGGAGCACCACCTAATTCTTCCGGTTCCTTTTTAAGAAATTTAGAACGCATGTTACTAGCAAAGTTTTCAGCACCATCAGAAACACCGTCATATATGTCTTGTCCTAAGTCTTTAGCACCGTTGATAAAACCAGATGCCCATTCAGGTGGTTTTCCTGTGGATGTGTTTTGTCCAGCACTTTGGAATGCTTTGGTTGGTGTTTTCTGGCCTTGGTTTACACCGTTCTTGACTATGACACCGTTTTTGAAATATGTTGTCATTTGGTTAACTCCTATACATTATTTAGTTGACAAAATTAACAGAATACTTTATAATAGACTGTATGAACCTTGGAGATATCATGAATAAAAGAACAAATTACTTGAATAACAAGGACATATTGGCGGAGATACATAAATCCAAGTCTACCTTTTGTAGTTTTACAGACGCAGACTATGCTGATTTTGATATAATACTGCCAGATGTGTCCAAGATAAACATTAGAACCATAGCAGAAGCAAAGAGAAACAAGGCAAAAAAATTACAACAAAGAAATTTTGAAGAAGCAAAATCATCAGGCAAAAAAGTTAAACTGGCTCAATTTGAAATAGATTACAAGAAAATTAAAAAAGACGAATTAATTTTTAGAATTATGACATATGAACACATTCCTGAAGAGCCAGGTAGAAAAAAGAATCCAAAGACTATAGCAGATACTAAAACAAAAGTAAATTTTCCTCCTTTTCAACATTATAAGTTTACAGAAGATGACAAACTAATATGTGTAGGAAAAAGTCACTGGGAAGGTGGTATGGAAAATGGATTTTTCTCAAAAACAAGCGGCAAAGTTACAAACAAACTTGCCTTAATGTGGATGAAACTATGTGATAGATACGCTACAAGAGGTAACGTAAGAGGCTACACATACAATGACGAAATGCGTGGCCAAGCAATATTACAATTATCACAGATTGGTTTACAATTTGACGAATCAAAATCAAATAATCCGTTTGCTTATTATACCGCGGCGGTGACCAATTCTTTTGTTAGAGTAATTAACATAGAAAAACGTAACCAAAACATACGTGATGACATATTAGAAATGAATCACATGAATCCTAGTTACACAAGACAAGCACAAGGTGAATGGGAAAGACAACAAAGAGATCATGTTGTTAACCAAAACAAAGAAAAATAGGTTGACAAAGCAACTTACTTTTAGTATATTGTAAACGGAAGGATTACGAAGTGTTTAAAAAGGCGGCAGTTTTTACTGATATCCATCTTGGATTGAAATCTAACAGTAAAATACATCTACAAGACTGCGAAGAATTTGTAGATTGGTTTATAGAACAAGCAAAAGCAAACGGTTGTGAAACTGGTATATTTTGTGGTGACTGGCATCACAATAGAAATACTATTAATGTCCAGACACTTGACACAACTACAAGATGTTTAGAAAAACTTGGTAAAGCATTTGAAAAATTTTATTTCTTTGCTGGTAATCATGACTTGTATTACAAAGATAAGCGTGACATTTATTCTCTTGAATTTGGAAAACACATTCCAGGCATAACCTACGTTGATGAAATAATGGAAGAAGATGATGTAGCTCTTGTTCCTTGGCTAGTCGGTGATGAATGGAAACAGATGTCCAAGATAAAAGCAAAATACATGTTTGGACATTTTGAACTTCCACATTTTTACATGAACGCAATGGTTAAGATGCCAGAACATGGCGAACTACGTGCCGAACATTTTAAAAATCAAGACTACGTATTTTCAGGACACTTTCATAAAAGACAAGTACAAGGAAAAATCCATTACATGGGTAACGCATTTCCACATAACTATGCCGATGCGTGGGATGATGATAGAGGAATGATGATCCTTGACAGAGAAAATAACAAGGAACCACAGTATATCAATTGGCAGGATTGTCCTAAGTATAGAACTGTTAAGTTATCTAAATTGCTTGACGAAAAAGACAAACTATTAAAAAGTAAAATGTATCTGAGAGTAACACTTGATTTGCCTATTTCCTATGAAGAAGCTAGTTTTATTAAGGAAACATTTGTAAACGAATATGACTGTAGAGAAATTACACTTATTCCTAGTCAACAGGATGAAGAAATACACACTGACATTGATATTAGCACATTTGAAAGCGTAGATCAAATTGTTACAAAGGAGATCACAGCAATTGACACTGAACAATACGACAAAAACACACTGTTGAGGATATATGACGACCTATGATAAAAATTAAAAACCTAACAGTAAAGAATTTTATGAGCGTGGGCAATCAAACCCAGGCAGTTGATTTTGATAAACAACAACTAACACTAGTGCTTGGTGAAAATCTTGATCAAGGTGGCGATGACATGGGATCAAGAAACGGTACTGGTAAAACAACTATTGTAAATGCCTTAAGTTATGCGTTGTACGGTGTTGCGTTAACAAATATCAAACGAAACAATTTAATAAACAAAACTAACAATAAAGGCATGTTGGTTACTCTTACATTTGAAAAAGATGGCACAAGTTATAAAGTAGAACGTGGTAGAAGTCCTAACGTACTGAAGTTTTTTGTAAACGACCAAGAACAAGAACTTGTCGACGAAAGTCAGGGTGATAGCCGTAAGACACAAGAAACTATAAATGAATTACTTGGTATGAGTCATAACATGTTCAAACATATTCTTGCGTTGAACACTTATACAGAACCTTTCCTAAGTATGAAAGTAAATGATCAAAAAGATATTATTGAACAATTACTTGGTATAACCATACTTTCTGAAAAGGCAGAAGTACTAAAAGAAAAGATTAGACAAACTAGAGATAGCATTACAGAAGAAAACGCAAAAATAAGTGCCCAACAACAGAGCAACGAACGTATTACCGAAACAATAGATAGTTTAAAACTAAAACAAAGTGCTTGGGAGTCTACTAAAAAAAGTAATTTAGAAAAATTACAAAAAGGTATAGATGAATTAGAGCATCTTGATGTTGACTCTGAGCTTGAAAAACACGAAAAATTACAAAACTGGGAAGAACTAAACACACAAATTGCTAATCTTAAAAAGGAAACATCTACTCTTGAATCTGCTCTTATGAGAGCAAACAAATCCGTAGATAAAGTTACAAAGGATATTGAAGAACTTGACAATGCTGTTTGTTATGCTTGTGGCCAAGAGCTACAAGAAGATAAAAAGAAAGAAATAGAAAACACAAAAGCCAAAGAACTTGAGGATGCTACAGCATATCACAAAGAAATTACTGATAAGCTAGACATTGCTAACAAAGAACTTGATAATATAGGAGATATAAACGGTCGTCCTGAAACATTTTATGAAACTATCAAGGAAGTTTATGATCACAAGCAAAATGTAGCACAATTAAAACAGGCTTTAGAAAATAGCACAAATGAAACTGATCCTTATCAGGAACAGATTGACGATTTAACGAATACGGGAATCCAAGAAGTTGATTGGTCAACAATCAACGCATTAACTGATCTAAAAGAACATCAAGAGTTCTTGCTAAAACTGCTTACTAATAAAGACAGCTTTATTCGTAAGAAGATTATAGATCAAAACTTGGCATACCTGAACAACAGGCTCACTCATTATCTTGACAAGCTAGGTCTCCCTCATCAAGTTGTGTTTATGAACGACCTTAGTGTAGAAATTACACAGCTTGGACAAGATCTTGATTTCGATAATCTTTCCAGAGGTGAGCGTAACAGGTTAATTCTTGGTATGAGTTTTGCTTTCAGAGATGTCTGGGAGAGCTTGTATCAAAATATTAACTTGCTGTTCATTGATGAGCTTGTTGATTCAGGTATGGATATTAGCGGTGTTGAAAACTCTCTTGCTATTTTGAAAAAGATGGGTAGAGAGCGTGATAAAAATGTATACTTGATATCGCACAAGGATGAACTAGTTGGTAGAGTTACACACGTTCTCAAAGTAATTAAGGAAAATGGATTCACATCATACGAAAACGATGTAGAAATACATAATGAATGATATTAGATAAGATAAAATCACGTGGTGAAGAAATGGCTCCTTTGGAAGGGCATGATAGATTACAGTATATTATTGACCTTGCCAAGGATGTGCCTCCATTATCAGAAGAACACAAAATAGAAGAAAACAAAATCAGAGGTTGTGTAAGCAGTCTTTGGGTAGTAGGTAAAGCAAATGATGACGGAACAATGTCATATCAACACGATGCTGAATCATACATGACCAAAGGCACAGCAAAAGTAATTGTAGATATTGTGAATGGTGAACACAGAAGTGAAATAGCAAATTTGAACCTTGAAAATTTTCGTGAATTAGGTATAAAAGAATTACTAACCATGCAAAGACAGGTTGGATTTGCTAGTTTAATACAACGAATAATAGGTATAGCTCAAAATGGATGATACACATGATAAGCTAACCAAGGCCTACATGGCATACTTTAAGGCAAACGAAAATTTTGAGGCAAGAAACTCCGTGCGAACACATAGAGAAAGCCGTAAGTGGCTTAGAGAGATAAGATCTCTAGCAAAAGAACGTATGGACGAAATACATCACAAGCATAATTCCAAGAAAGAGGCACCAGAAGAATAGGCTAGGGTAAGTATCCATATGCTATGGACTTATCAGGGTGAAAATATAGACGAATTACCAGACGATTGCGAAGGATTTGTATATCTAATAACCAATAAGACCAATAATAAAAAGTATATAGGCAAGAAACTAGCCAAATTCAAGAAAACACGCCCACCACTCAAAGGCAAGAAAAACAAAAGAAGAAGCAAAGTAGAAAGCGATTGGCGAGATTACTGGGGTTCCTCAGATCATTTACTCGCTGATGTTGAACAACTAGGATCAGAAAACTTTACAAGAGAAATTTTGTATCTATGTCAAAGCAGAGGCGCTATGAGTTATCTAGAGGCAAAGGAACAGTTTGACCGCAGAGTGCTTGAAACTGATGAATACTATAATGGAATCATCAATGTTCGAGTAGGAGGTTCAAAGATTCTTAGAGAACAACTTAAAAAAATATAGGCAATATACGGACAATGTTTGATCGGGGTAGCTCGATCCGCTTTGAGAACATGTTTCGCATGTTCGGAATCTAGCGAGTCCACTAATCTGTTGCTCCTAAAAACTCCACGCACTAGGAACGAAGCTGGAGGTATAATACAGGATACTTGCGTTTTCCGCAAGTTTT